AGCCAATGAGGATGGTACGTTCACACGTATGGGCGAACCATTCAAGGCTTACTCTACTACGGTAGACAAGGTGACGAAGAATGGGTTTAGGGAATCCATTGCAGCGTTCTATACACATGCGGCTACGTTAGCCCCGTTGCTTGACACCTCATGGAATGGGCGCAATGAGTACCGGAAAATCATTCAAGATTGGCGCGAGGATAACCCCGCTAAAGGTATCGGGTACTTCAGTCTGAAGGATACGCCGCCTAGCCTAGCACGGCAAGTTGTTACACAGGACGACCATCCATTGCGTATACCCATGATTGCGTTGATAGTGGATGCGATAGGTGGGAAGAACGTAACGTCAGAGGAAGAACTGCGGACGGTACGCGCCGCATACAACCGACTGATGAATAAATTTTTAGGCTTGTACGAAACCAAGGAGATTTGAAATGGCAATAGCAAAAGACAAATTGATACAGGAACTATCGGAGGGGCTGACCGAAGCGTTTCACCCCACGTACTCACTCGTGGTGGTCACGCTCAAGGATGGCACCACGCACGACATGATGGTGAAGATGCACCCGCATGGCCTGCACCACATATGCGAGGACATCACAAAGCAAAAAGCATTGACCCTGTGCAATGAGGACAGCGGCATCGTAGTGATGACGAGCGAAATCAAACACATCACCGTAATGAAAGTAACCAAGGAGAATTAAGATGGCATACAGACACAGAAAGATAGTAGACATTGAACGGTACACCAAGTCGCGCCTTGAGAAACTAGCGACTGATGTGGTGACAGTGAATGCTGATGACCCAACCGTTTACAAGGTATCCGGTATACCTGTGGTGGTTGAGTTGCATACGTTCGCCGAGGCGATGCTAAAGATTAACCGACACCTAAAGTTCGGTGTGTTTGGCAAAGCGGATACGACGCATGCGCATGGGCAATGGATGTATAGGGAACTTGCCGTATACATGGAAGGGCATTGCTATGCGCTGATGACTGTTGGGTACGGTAATTGCGATACTGATGACAAGTTTACGGTGTACTCACGGACAATCAAGAACGAGAAGTTCAGGGACGACCGCGACCAATATCACATGGCAACATCTGATATGTTAGACCGTGCGCTCAAGAACATGAAGAAGCACCTGCGCCCGTACTCGGTTATGGAGACTGCTAACTTGTCATTAGCCAAAGCGCAGGATAGGTTCTCTGAATCACATGGGAGAGCCCACCACGCCGCATACGAGGCGAAACACGAGGTACTCAGGGCTAATACATTGCACACTGAACTGTTCCATCTGTTGGACATGGGGCATACGTTCTTGTCGCCTGTTGTGCATCGACAAGTTGTGGAGTGGCGCAAGACGCACGACGAAGAAAAGGCAGCGGAAGCTAAAGGTTCCTTTGCACAGTACGTCACTGTGCGTCTGCATCGAGACGAGATGGTGTGCGATGTGCTTGAGAAGCAAGCAGTAAGAAGCCGCACCTATGTTGACAAGGGGGCGCAAGTCACCACGTACAAGATGGACGAACTACCGGAGGACATCGCGGGGTCACTTGCGGCACTGAGCATGGTAGAGGATGGGCACTACGTAGAGGGCGTAGGCTATCGCGTGGACAGCACGACCTTTTGGGTGTCAGTCGAATGATTGAACCTAATGACAACAACACATATCGCGTTAGCATCTACGATGGTGAGGTGTATGTACTATGTTTCGGGTTATCCCTAGGTGCCAATGACCTCGAAGGGCATTACAGTAACGTAGACAATCTACCCAACTGGGTACAGGAACGTCTTGCTGTATTGATGCTATTGAATGAAGGCCCGCCACATTTCCCCATAGAGGGAGTAGGGCGCAGAATATCGAGAGAAGTGTTTTGGGTGTTCGCACCTGAGACTGTATCTTGATGCGTTGGCACGTGCGCTTTCACGTGCCTGTTAGGGATTCCCTAACATTTAACCATTGAAGGAAACGAAGATGAAAACACAAAACAGCACTACACGGTGCATTGAAGCATTGCTTGACATGGGACTTTCTACTAAGGCAATAAGCGCCAAGCTACGCTGCAAACCGCAAGCCGTATACAGCGCACGGTATCACTTGAACAAGAGGCGGGGGCTCGGTGCTATTGGTGCCGCGCCTGTACCTACGCCGACCGCAGGGATTGGTACGCCGCCTAAATCCAAACCCAAGCGCAAGGCCACGCGCCGCAAGCAGGAAACTGGCATCGTGGCCGCGCCTAAACCCCTAATTGACCCTGCGCAGAACGCATACCGACCTGCGGGCACATGGGTTGAATCACCCATCACCATGATCGAGCCGCCTACCCTGTGGCAGCGTGTGAAGGGGTGGTTCGGTGGCTGATACCCCCGAGGTCAAAGTCAAACGGAAGGTAGTCGCTCAGCTTAAAGAGTTGGGTGCCTACCACTTCTACCCCGTCACGGGCGGGTATGGCGCAAGCGGTGTCCCTGACATCGTTGGGTGCTACCAAGGCAGGTTCTTTGGCATTGAATGCAAAGCAGGTAAGAACAAGCCCACACCACTACAACAAAAGAACCTCGACCACATCACGGCGATGGGGGGTATTGCGTTGGTTGTAAACGAGGACAACATATCAGAAGTTAGGAAGCATTTAGCATGAACGCAGACAACGTACAAGTGGGTGGCACTCACTATAAAGACATGCCCGTGCAACCATGGACAGTGATGGAAGCCACGCTCACGCACGACGAGTTCGTCGGGTTCCTCAAGGGCAACATCATCAAGTACAGCATGCGCCAAGGCCGCAAGGATGGTAGCGACGACGCCGCTAAAGCCAAGCACTACTTGGACAAGCTGAACGAAGTAACACGCGCTGGCCCGTGGGCCTAACTACAAGGAGAACGAAGATGCTAACACCGGAACAAATCATCGAAGCCGCCGCTGTACTGCGCGGTGCTTGGGGCGACACCATTAAGAGCAAGGGCGGGCACTGCGAAGTGTGCGATAGGTGGGGAAAGATTAACACCATCGCACTGCGTGGAATCATGGTCAAGACCATGCATTGGATTCACCGTACAGGCAATGGCGATTGGGTAGATGTACCAGCACTCGCGCCTAGGTTTGTTGCGCGCTCTTACTCGTTTACAAGCCTAAAGCATTGGAACATGGTAGAGCAACGATACGTACCGCCCCCGACCAAAGAAGAAATCGAGGAGGGGATTACGCGAGAGACGCGCACCTCGGGCATGTGGCGGCTGACTCCGATGGGGATTGACTTCATCTACAACGGTACAACAGCGCCGCATAAGGTGTTTGTATACAACGACCATCGCGTTGGTGCGAGCGATGAGGTAGTGACTGCACGTGACTGCGCTAACGAGAAGTTTAACTACGACGAGATGATGAACCAGACATTCAACGGAGACTACGATGCACTTGATAACTATTGATTTTGAAACGTACTACGACCGCGACTACTCGCTGTCAAAAATTACGACCGAGGAGTACGTACGCTCAGACATGTTTGAGGTCATTGGCGTGAGTGTGAAGGTCAACAACGAAGAAACGGAGTGGGCAAGTGGGACACATGCACAAATCAAGAAATGGCTTCACGATAACTTCCAATGGGAGAAGTCTTTTGTCTTGGCACACAACACCCTTTTTGATGGGTCTATCCTGTCTTGGCGTTTCGGTATTCGCCCTCGTGGTTGGCTCGATACTTTGTGTATGGGGCGTGCTCTACATGGTGTTGAGGTGGGCGGCTCACTTAATGCGATGGTTGAACGGTATGGGTTTGGGGCAAAAGGCACCGAAGTAGTCGCGGCCCTTGGTAAGCGTCGTGCGGACTTCAGCGATGAGGAACTTGCACGGTACGGGGACTATTGCATCAACGATGTGGAACTCACGCATAGACTTTTTGCTGAGATGGGCAAGGACTTCCCTAAACAAGAACTGCGTGTGATTGACCAGACCCTGCGTATGTTCACAGAGCCCATGCTTGAACTTAACCTTGACATGCTTGAGCAGCATCTAGTCGAGATAAAGAAGATGAAGGAAGACCTGCTTACATCTACGGGCGTGGACAAGTCTGAACTGATGAGCAATGAGAAGTTTGCCGAACTGCTACGTTCGTTTGGCGTCGAGCCCCCGATGAAGACGAGCCCTGCAACGGGCAACCCCGCCTATGCGTTTGCTAAGACCGACGAGGACTTCAAAGCCCTTGCTGAGCATGATGATGTCAGGGTGCAAGCCTTGGTTGCGGCGCGGCTAGGTACTAAGTCAACGCTTGAGGAGACTCGCACCCAACGGTTCATTGACATTGCCAAGCGCGGCAGCTTGCCCGTACCCATACGCTACTACGCCGCACACACCGGACGGTTTGGTGGCGACGACAAAATCAATATGCAAAACTTACCGAGCCGAGGCACCAACGGCAACAAACTCAAGAAGGCAATCATTGCCCCCGAGGGTCACACCATCATTGACGCTGACTCTGCGCAGATTGAGGCACGTGTACTTGCGTGGTTGGCTGAGCAGGAGGACTTGGTGGCGGCGTTCGCTGAAGGTAAAGATGTGTACAAGAAGATGGCATCCGCTATCTACGGCAAGCCCGAGTACGAGATCAACAAGGAAGAACGGTTCGTGGGTAAGACCACAATCCTTGGCGCTGGGTACGGCATGGGCGCGGTGAAGTTCCAAGCCCAACTCAAGGGCATGGGGGCAGCGGTGGATACAGATGAGGCCAAGCGCATCATTGACATTTACAGGCGCACCAACGATGCTGTAGTCAGGCTGTGGCGGCAAGCACAGAACGCTCTTGTAAACATGTCACGTGGCGAGCCCGCACCCCTTGGACGCCGGGGTGTACTTGAGGTTGTGCCGAGATACACAGCAATACGCCTACCCTCGGGGTTGATGATGCGGTACGACGACTTGAGGTTTGACCAGACCGAGAAGGGCGTGGAGTTTCACTACAAGACGCGCAGGGGTCGCACCCGTATCTACGGCGGCAAGGTCATTGAGAACGTATGCCAAGCGATAGCACGGTGCATCATTGCCGAGCAGATGTTGCTCATAGGTAAGAAGTACAAGGTTGTCCTAACAGTGCACGATGCGATTGCTGTGTGCGTACCTGACGCGGAAGTTATAGCCGCGAAACAGTACATCGAGGAATGCATGCGGTGGGTGCCTGAGTGGGCAGAAGGTCTACCCGTCAACTGTGAATCGGGTAGTGGTAAATCTTATGGAGACTGCTAATGAGACAACCTATTCCCCAACTGGCGGCGTTACTACATAACGACATACAGGACTTGTTCTACGCGCTGGAGCACGACGAGCATGGTCAATCTGTGCATGTGCCCGAACGACTACAGCACCCCCTCACTACGCTGTACACCCGCAGCCAACTATTGACCCTCACCATTAAGGATGAATCATGCGACTAATCGAAACCATCTTCGCCTTGATCGGCGTATGCGCTACCGTCACGGTAGTTTTTTTCTACATCGGATACACCCTGTACAACCCGCCGTGCGGCAACCCGCTGGCGATCTTTACGGAGCATTGCAAATGAACATTCAAAAACTGGAAGAGCTACGGGCACAACTTGTAGCAGAGACGAAGCGAAGGCAAAAGGCTGGGGAGGATATGGGTACAGCCGACTCTATGCGCATGGAAGCGGAAGCGGATTATGGCGCGGCATCAGAAGCTATATACAGCATCAGAAACGAAATCATGGCCCACTTAATGGAGGAGCAAGTATGAAAGAAGAAACAAACCCCACATGGAAAGAAGTACATGGCGGCTTTGCCCGCGACATGACCTTGCGCGACTGGTACGCTGGACTTGCGATGCAGGGGATGCTCTCCAATGAAAAGCTGCATAAACAAATTCTTGAAGCGGGGCAGTCTTGGATAGAAGAAAGTGCATGGATGGTTGCAGAAGCAATGCTGAAAGAGAGGGATGCGAAGTGAACATCAAAAAACTTGCTGAACAAGCCTTTGAGTCTGGGCAGCGTGATTACGGGTTGGAAAAGTTTGCCGAGTTGGTAGCAGCGCATGAACGTGAAGAGTGCGCCAAGCTGTGTGACCGACTCCAAGCGCGTGATGTAGGTATGCAGCCAGCAGAATGCGCCGCCGCAATCAGAGCAAGGAGCAAAGCATGAACGACGAAGATGATGACATGCTAGTCAGTATGTTGTTCACAGCGTTGACCGTCATGGTGGTGCTGTTTGTCGTAGGTGGCGTTGGCTTAATCATATGGAGTTTTTTATGAAATATTGTGTAAAAACTAAAGATGGAGAAATATTCCCCGTATGGCACGGCACTACGTTTGATAAGCCACAAGACCAGTATGGTGGAGCGACGCACTTGGTGCTGACCACAAAAGATAAAGAGGCGGGGCACTTGCTCTACAAGTTTGTTGGCCCTAACGACCACTACATCATGGTGTGTGATGAACAAGGCATCCTAGTGGAGACACCGCAATGACACTTACCGAGCAAATTAAAACAATGCCCGAAGAAGAACGGAGCAAGTTTTTCCGTGCGCTTATTGAAGTAAGCGAAGCGGGGCGCAAGGCAAGGGTAGACCCTAGAGAGTGGGCGCAGCAGTACGTCAATACCTATAACGAAATAGACCAACAACTAAAGGAGCAAGCATGAAAGATGCAGAGGACGAAGCGTTCGACGAATTGGCAAAGCGGCAGGGTAGCTGGGGCGGCGGCTTTCAAGCCAAGCGGCAGATGGCTGCGGACAAGTTGCAGGACGGGAGATGCAAGTACTGTGTTGACGGATGTATTGCGTGTGATGCAAGGGCACAGCAAGAAGCACTCTACGGCATGAACCAAGACGATTGGAAAGACGTAGTTGCCGCGATATCCAAGGTGCGTGATGGCAGAGGGATATACCTAGCATGCCGCCCTGCTGATGTGTTCCAAGAATGGTTCCTTCACCTCGGTACAGCTAAATTAAGGAGCAAAAACAATGATTGAAGAGGACGATGACATCCAAGATTACAAGCGCCCGTGGATAGGGCTGACGGATGAGGAGACTCAAGCCTATTGGGACTGGGAAGATTGGCAGACAGGGGCGGGCCGCTCAACCATATTGGAAATGGTTAGGGACATTGAAGCTAAGCTGAAGAGGAAGAACGCATGAAAAAACCGTATGAGCATAAAGCCCCGCTCATTCGCAACTTGCTAAAGGCGAACATAGACGGACTGACAACTCAGACCATAAGCCTGCGTTTGGAAGCGGATGAACGCCATATTTACAGGGTGCTGAACAAAATGCCTGATGCATACATTGCGGGTTGGACTGAGGGCAGATACGTGGCTGCAAAGTGGCGCGTTGCGTATGTCCCCCCACATTGCCCACCCCCACTAAAGAAAGACAAAACAATGCGGGTACGAGCAAAATGACATCCCCCTCCCACACGTGGTCGTTCTCATCCATAAAGACGTTTGAGCAGTGCCCCAAAAAGTTCTACCACTTGAAGGTCGTAAAGGATTTTAAGGAAGACCAAAACGCCGAGCACTTGACGTACGGCACCGCCTTTCACGAGGCGGCTGAGTTCTACATACGGGATGGCACCCCACTCCCTGCGCAGTTTGCGTACGCTAAGAGTTCACTGGACAACCTCAGTAAGCGACAAGGCCGAAAGCTGTGCGAGTACGAGATGGGGCTGACCGAGGACTTGCAGCCGTGCGGGTTCAAAGACGCCAACGTGTGGTGGCGTGGTATCGCTGACCTAATCATCCTTGAGGACGATGGCACGGCGCGGGTGGTGGATTACAAGACAGGCAAGAGTGCCAAGTACGCCGACACCGGACAGCTTGAGTTGATGGCACTCGCCGTGTTCAAGCACTTCCCCGAGGTGCTCAGGGTCAAGGCGGGGCTGTTGTTTGTTGTTGCTAGGCAGTTCCCCAAGGCCAGCTATGACAGGGCAGATGAAGCTAAACTGTGGGAGAAGTGGCTCCGCGACCACGGTCGGATGAGACGAGCCTACGAGACCAACGTATGGAACCCGCGCACCTCTGGGCTGTGTAGGAACCACTGCGTTGTATTGAGTTGCCAACACAACGGAAGGAGTTGAGATGCCGTACACCAAATCACCGCGCCCCTACAAGGCTGAGTACCAAAAGCAGAAGGAGCGGGGCGAACACCCCGACCGCATGGAACGCCAACGTGCGCGGCGAAAAGTGGATGCC